AATCAAAAATGTAACAGTACGAGAACTGTTTAAAACTCGAGTCAAACAATAACAATAACAATAACAAAAACAAAACAAAATGGCAAAATTTGTAAAATTTAAAATTTCTAACGGTACTACTTTAGCTGCTGGTGGAAACTACGCAAGAGACGTACTCGTTAATATTGACGATATTGAAAACGTAGCTGATGCTGTAAATGTGGTGTTTATACTGCAATTGTAACACTAAAAGGTATCGTAGGATTAGATAACGAAGCTGCTGCTGCTACTATTGGTGGTAGAATACTTACTTTACGTATATCTACTTCTTCTACTGCTGCTGTAAACCCAACTGCTATTACAGTAAGTGGAAACATGCCTTCACAATCAATTATGAAAGCTATGACTGCAAACCCAGGTGGGGTTGCTGCTTCTGCTCAATTAGGATTAGATGGTGGTGGAGTAAGAGGTACTGATGACCAAATGTACTGGGATAGTGCGGTATTCAGTTCTGATAACAGTTTATAAACTAAATTATGAAATCTAGAGGCTTAGGTGACAACATAGAGAAGTTTACAAAAGCTTCAGGTATCAAAAAGTTAGTTGATAATGTATCAAAAGGTTTAAACATTCCCTGCGGCTGTTCAGGTCGTAGGGATGCTTTAAACAAAATGTTTCCTTCAAGAAAATAATTATGGCTTTTAAATTAAACAATCCTCCTTATACTAAAAAAACTCCGGTATATCATGTACCTATGGAAGATGGCGTAATGGGTAAGGCTAATAATAATGGGACTATTATCATAAATAAAGATGTAGATCCTGAGCAAGCAGAAAAAGTAGTAGCTCATGAAGAGGTTCACATTGATCAAATGAAAAGAGGTGATTTAAATTATGATGATGAAAATGTATATTGGAAAGGAAAGTATTTCCAAGAAGCGAAATGAATGAAGGTGATTCTGCTTTACCATGGGAAGATGAAGCGTATAAAAAAGTAGTATGAGTAAAAAGAAATTCAAAGACACAACCGTTGGGCAATTATTGTTTGGAGCAGCTTCTGTAATAAATCCTACTTTAGGAAATGTATTACAAGGCGTAACTTCACCAAAAGAGGCTATTGAAGCCATTACTAAATCCGATGCTCCTGCAGAGGATAAAGTAAAATTACAACAGATAATATACGAACAACAAACAAAAGAAATTGAAGCTATCACATCAAGATGGAAAGCGGATTCTATGTCTGATTCATGGCTAAGTAAAATGTACGTCCACTAGTATTAGTATGGTGTATTGTTATATTTTCAATGGCAGGAATTTTAGACAGTATAGAAACGCTACCATTTCATATAAATGAATTATGGAATGATACTTTCGAGAAGATAATGATGTCAGTCGTCTTAGCCTATTTCGGTGGACGAACGACGGAAAAAGCAAGTAATATATTTAAACAAAATAAAATTAAAATGGGATATTTTAGCAAAGCAATAGCTATAACAAAAAGCGATACAATAAATACTCTTCCAGCATGGGAATTTATGAATCAAACTGGAACTCTAGGTACTTACTTAGCAGGTTCTTTAATTTATGTTGGAGGTGCAGGAGATGTTAATGTTATCCCTGCGGGAACATTAGGCGCACAAGACACAGTAGTAGGTTTAACAGTTTCTGCTGGAGGTACTGGTTATACTGGAGCAAACAACGTAGCTACAACAACAAACGGAAGTGGTTCAGGTTTAACAGTAAATACAACTGTAGGTGCTGGAGCAGTAACAGCGGTTGCTATAGGTAATAGTGCTGGTACTGGATACAAAGTAGGAGATACAATAACAGTTTCTGGTGGTGGTGGTAATGCAACTTTAACAGTAGACGAGGTAAGAAGTTTGTTACCTGTCGTAGGAGATGGGGTTGAGTTTTCTGGATTAGACGCGGGAGATATTATACCTATTTACGTTGACTATGTATTAAGCACAAATACTACTGCTACACTTTTAGTAGCTGGTAGAGAATCAAGTATGTAAATAACTGATATATAGGTGACTATATAAATAAGAATAATAACAAATTAAATTAAATTAAAATCATGAGTGAAGAAATTAAAAAATTACTGAAGAGCAATTAGAAAAAGTAAACAAACAACAAGCTGAACTTAGCGAGTTGTTAAGATCATTAGGTGTATTAGATGTTCAAAAACATAATATACATCAAAAAATAAATGATATATCTAAAGTTGTTGAAGAAACTAAACAAGAATTAGAAGAACAATACGGAAAGGTAAATATTAATCTATCTGATGGTACTTATTCTAAAATAGAAGAGGAAAAAAAAGGTGACAAGTAATATTAGAAAAATCAGTATTGGATCTGATTATAAAAATGACGCCATGCATTACGCGATTGGGCAACAAGTCTATGGTGGACATGATATAGCTTATATCATATATGATGAATCTGATAATTCTTATAATATTTATATAAAGAAAAACAATGAGGTATTGCCTTGGAAGAAGTTTAATTCTCACATGGCAATATCTGTTGAGTATGATTTAGAATACTAATGAAAAGTTTATATGATTTTATTATACAACCTTTAGGTGATAAATATAGTAACACAGTAAAGATTGGAAACAAAAATATTGTTGTTAATACTAAAATTGAAAACTGGAAGTTTGTAAATAGATTAGCAGTAGTAAAACAAACTCCTTTAGCTTTTAATACTAAAGTAAAAGTAGGAGATATTGTAGTAATTCATCAAAATGTTTTTAGAACCTTTTATAATATGAAAGGTGAAAAGAAAAAAGTAGATCTTACTTTAAAGATGATTTGTATTTTTGTGCTATTGATCAGATATATTTATATAAAAATAAAGAAGGTTGGCATAGTTTTGGCGATAGATGTTTTATAAAACCTATTAAAAATACTGATGATCTAACGTTAGATAAAGAGAAAAAGTTAATTGGCATATTAAAATATGGTAATAACTCGTTAAACGCACTTAATATTAACCCAGAGGACCTAGTAGGTTATACACCGAATGGAGAATGGGAGTTTTTAGTAGAAGGAGAGCGTTTATATTGTATGAAATCAAATGATATTGTTATAAAGTATGAGCGTAAAGGAAACGAAAAAGAATATAATCCAAGCTGGGCGAGTAGCAGTTAAAGAATTAATTAAAGTTGCTAAAGAACCCATTATAGATTTTGGACCAGATATTTCCGCAGATAGATTAAAGAATGCTGCAGCTACTAAAAAATTAGCAATATTTGATGCTTTTGAGATTTTGAATAGAATACAAGAAGAGCAAGATATGTTAGAAAATAAACCTAAAGAAGTGAAGAAAGAAACTACTTTTAAAGGTTTTGCAGAAGGGAGATCTAAGTAATGTACNAGCAAACTTTATATAAAGTATTACCTGATTATATTAAACCTAAAACTCTTAAAAAACAAAATAAATTTAAGAAATGGGAGTATGGATATAATGAAGATCACGACGTAGTAGTTATATCTAAAACAGGTGAAATAGGTGAGGTGTATGAAAATTCAAAATTTAAAAATAGCTTTACCTAAAAAAGAAAAGGTTCATAAATTTGAAAATGATAAATGGAGTAAGACTGAGTATCCTAAAACTTTAAGTAAAATTAAAACAGTTTTTGATTGGAAACAATATCCTCAAGACTTTAAAGAAAAGTGGTTTGAATATATTGATGAAGAATTTAAAAGACGGGAAGAAGGTTTTTGGTTTTATAATAAAGGAAAAGCTACTTATATCACAGGTACTCATTACATGTATTTGCAATGGTCTAAGATTGATGTTGGAGCACCTGATTATAGAGAAGCAAATAGATTATTCTTTATATTTTGGGAAGCTTGTAAAGCTGATATAAGAGCATATGGAATGTGTTATCTTAAAAACAGACGTTCTGGATTTTCTTTTATGGCTTCAGGAGAAGTTGTAAACTTAGCTACAATATCTAGTGATTCAAGGTATGGAATACTATCTAAAACAGGTCCTGATGCTAAAAAAATGTTTACTGACAAAGTAGTTCCAATATCAGTTAATTATCCTTTCTTTTTTAAACCGATTCAAGATGGTATGGATCGACCTAAAACAGAATTAGCATATAGAGTGCCAGCTTCTAAATTTACTAGAAAAAGTATAGAATCAGGAAGTGAGGATTTAGAACTACAAGGTCTTGATACAACAATTGACTGGAAAAATACAGGGGATAATAGTTATGATGGTGAAAAATTAAAACTATTAGTACATGATGAATCTGGTAAATGGGAAAGACCAAANTAATATTTTAAAATAACTGGAGGGTTACAAAAACCACTCTAAGACTTGGTAGTAGGATTATTGGTAAGTGCATGATGGGATCAACATCTAACGCATTAGATAAAGGAGGTAGAATTTTAAAAAACTATATGATGATTCAGATGTTACGAAAAGAAACAGCAATGGACAGACTCGCTCAGGACTATATTCTTTGTTCATTCCTATGGAATGGAATTACGAAGGATACATTGATTCTTACGGGATGCCTGTATTCGACACCCCACAAAGAAAAGTGCATGGACCTCATGGAGTACCAATTAAACTCGGAGTTGTTAAATACTGGGAGAATGAGGTAGAAGGATTAAAAGAAGATCAAGATGGGTTAAATGAATTTTATAGACAATTCCCAAGAACTACTAAGCATGCTTTTAGAGATGAATCTAAATCATCTTTATTTAATCTTACAAAAATATATCAACAGATAGATTTTAATGAAGATTTAAAAAATACATTAGGAGTTACAAAGGGTAGTTTTCAATGGGAAAATGGTCAAAAAGACACAAAAGTTATATTTGTTCCAAACAATCAAGGAAGATTTTTAGTAACGTGGGTTCCACCTGCACAACTTCAAAACAAAAGATATTTAAAAAATGGAATTAATTATCCTGGTAATGAGCATTGTGGTGCTTTTGGATGTGACCCATATGATATATCAGGAACAGTAGATAAAAGAGGATCTAACGGGTCTTTACACGGTTTAACAAAATTTAGCATGGAAGAAGTTCCACCTAATCATTTTTTCTTAGAATATATAGCTCGTCCACAAACTGCTGAAATATTTTTTTGAAGATGTACTTATGGCTTGCGTATTTTATGGAATGCCAATATTAGCAGAAAACAATAAACCAAGATTACTTTATTATTTTAAACGTAGGGGTTATAGAGGTTTTGCTATGAACAGACCAGATAAAAAAAGAAATAAGTTATCTGTTACAGAAAGAGAAATAGGTGGTATACCTAATTCAAGCGAAGACATTAAACAAGCTCACGCATCTGCAATTGAAACCTATATAGAACATTTTATAGGATTAAAAGAAACAGGTTATGGAGATATGTATTTTCAAAGAACATTAGAGGATTGGTCTAAATTTAATATAAATAACAGGACAACTCATGATGCTTCAATTAGTTCAGGTTTAGCTTTAATGGCTTGTAACAAACACAGGTATTCACCTGTTAACAAGAGAGAGTTAAAAGCTGTTGATCTAGGTATAAAAAAATACAACAATAAAGGAACTTTATCAAAAATTATAAATTAATGAATATATATACTAATACCAATAGTGCTTTCCCTAGTCAAGTAGTGAGTGATGCTGAAAAAGCAAGTATTGAATATGGGAGTCAAGTTGCTATGGCCATAGAATAT